CCGGCTGACCTTTTCCGCCGTCATGACCCAGCCTTTGCCGAATCCGAAATCCTCGACGCTTTGCTTCTTGTTCGTAGCGAGCAGGTCTTCAACCGCCAACCGCTCCGCCCAGTCGGCGCTGTCGATGACCACCGTCTCGTAATCCGTCCGGCTGGCTTCGGTGATGCACTCGCCGAGTTCTTTCCAAGTCGAAACCGCCACGCGATCCACGGCGAGGTGATTGCTACCGCCCTCGATGTCGAGAAAGAGAGGATTTGGGAACTTGCTGGCGAATGTGGTCTTTCCAACCGACTCCACCCCGTAAATGACCACCCGCTGTGGCCGTTGTTGTTTTCCTTTAATTATTTTCATCACTCTTTTGTTTGTTTGTTGTTTGGTCTGCGTTTTTTGGGATGCGCAGCCCCCCTTGGCCCCTGCGTCCCCCTTGGGGACTAGCGAGGCAAAATCATTCTCGTGACGGGCTCACGGCGGCCGCTTGCCAAAGAAGTTCGAGCGTTGCCCACTGGCAGTGCTTGAAGCATTCCGAGCACACCGGCCCGAGGTCGTTATCCACCTGCTCGGCTTCGCCTTGGCACACAGCGCACCTAGTCATCGAAATCCTCCAGGTTCTCGCAGTCCCACTCAGCCCAGCGGTCTTCTTTCTCACGCAATTTGCGGAGCCGGTTGAGGATGTCCCGTTGCCCGAGGCAGTAAGAGGCGTAGCAACTGCCAAGCGTCACCAGCGCCAAAAGAAGGCCCGCCGTGGCGCTCATCGCACAACCTCCACGCGGCTAGGGACGCCGCCGAATTGTTGGGCGAAACGCTCCCGAGCCTCGAAGGCCGAGAACGCCCAGAAATACTCCCCCACCCTGTGCCGAAGGAAATTCAGCCCCTCGCAGTGCCAGAGTCGCTTTTTCATCGTGCGAGCCTCCAGGTGATCGCCGCCAAAATGAGCGGCAGGGTGATGACTTGCAGGAAGTCGATTGCGTAGCCGAGCAGGCGGATGATCGTCTCGTGGTCCATCACGCGGCCCTCCCTTTGCGCTGAGGGATCGTCGTGCGGTTCGCGGTCGATGCATTCCGATAACCCCACCAATCGAGGAACGATTGGCGGACAATATGCCAGCCACCGCACCGGCCGCGTGGCATCGTCGCCGCAAACTCTCCCCGCTTGATGTAGTCGCGAATTGATCGGGAGGAGAACCCCGAGAGGCGCTGAGCCTCCGCCATGTCTATGAAAGTCTCGGAGAGGTTCATTTCTTGGCCCTCCGTTTTTCGTTTTGAGCCGCCTCGCGGATCGCTGACGCAATCAAGCGGCTGATCGGTGTTCCGCCGTTCTTCTCGCTTTTTTGGCGGAGCCATTCAGCGAGTTCGTTCGGGAGGCTCACGCTGGTTTTTGTGTATGCACTTTGCATGGTGCTACCGATAGCGCCGGTGCTACCGGTAGAGCAATAAAAAAAGGTCAATGGGGTGATCTACTAGCCTTCACTTTTCTATTGACATCCGCATGGGGACAAGGTTTGCGGGCGAAAATAAATTTTCAGAAAAATTTGCGCGGCGGTGTGCGCGGTGCTACTGGTAGGAGTATATGAAAGAGAAGACGCACCAAAAATTAAACATCTCGCTGCCGAAAGAACTGCACGATTGGGTGGTCAAAAAACAGCGTGAAGAAAACAAAAAATCACGGCTCTCCAAGGCATCGATTTCTGCCATCATTGCCGACGCTGTTCAGCAAACAAAGACCCGCGAAGACAACGAATTTTTAATGATGCAGGATCAGCTCACCAGAAAAGAAGAGACTGCGGTAACTGCCCGACACTCCTCTCCTACCATCTATACAAAAAAAACTAGGGGAAAATAAAAAAAGAGAATATCTTTTTGATATGCGGACAAAACCGCGCTAAAGCCTCCACCAAGCCCGCCAGTCCGCCTTGCGCGAAGGAACCGCGTAGGTTTTGAGAACCAGCGCCGTCGAAGAATGCCCCATCTGGTGCGCCGTCTTGCCAGCATCCTGGCAGCGGCCGAGGTGGTAGGTAGCGAAAGAGTGCCGGAGGGCATTTTCCGGCAGCATAGCCCACGGCACCACGCCCTCGTTGCTCAACCGCTCGATCAGCGCCTCCCTCTCCCGATAAAGCCGGAGCGATTTCGCCGGCACGATCAGCCCCGATTTTCCTTTGAAGAATTCCTTCCGCCTCGCCAGCGGCTCCGTGAAATCCACGATCCGCTCCGGCAGGCCCGAGCTCTGTTTAGAAACCTCCCGCCGAACCTCGATCTGGCCGGACTTCGGATCCACATCTTCCCACCGCATTCGATGGACCTCGATGGACCGCAACCCAGCAAAGGCACCGAGAAGAAACCAAGCCCGAAGCGCGTCGCTCATTGTGGCATCCAGAATCGCCCGGAGTTCCTTCGCCGAGATCAGGGACCGCTTCGACTCCGCCTCCGGCGCCACGACGCGGCGAAATGGATTTCGGTCGAGGAGTTCCATGTCCACGCACCAGCGAAAAAATCCCGAAGCATATCGATGCCACCCCGCCCTCGTGGTCGGCGCGCCCTTAATCTTCGCAAACACCCTAGCCGCCTGCATCGGAGTGACCGCCGCCACGGAGCCAGGGAAAGCATCCAAAAGCTCGCCACATATTTTTTCCAGTTTCTCCCTGTGCCGCTCAGAAGCCCCCGCCTTGCTCGCTATGTAATCCCGCACCGCCGACTTCATCGACATACCCCTCGCCTGATCCTCCGAGAGCGAATCCGTCCCCCCCTTCTGCAACTTCTCCAGAAACCCCGGCCCCGCCGCCCAAGCCTCCGCCTCCGTGCGATAAAAACGGCGGATCCTTTTCCCAAAAATTTTCTCAGGAATCGTCAGCTTCCAAGGCGTGCCGGGCCGCTGCGGGTAGGGACTGACAAGAAAGGCGCTCATAGTCTGTTGCCCACTTGTTGCCCGTGTTGCCCGAAATCTCAACTATTTTCTTCCAGAAGCCTCCACATCCCTCCCGTTGTTTCAAGAAGCCAACCACCCGCCAACCCGCTTAAAACCTAGCTCAATTCGATGTAAAGCACTCTGCCGGCGGCGGGACTCGAACCCGCACGACCCTTTCGGATCAACGGATTTTAAGTCGCTTTCTTGGGTTTGTTTTTCAATGACTTACGGGAGTGTTGCCCGTTGTTGCCCTAAAGGACTTTATTGAGAGCCGCGAGGAGGGCGGCGTGGGCGGCGGGGGAACAGTCGTCTTTGCGGCCGGGGGAGACATCGGCGTGGCGAAGTATATTGGCCAAGGGGATGTTGTTTTCGCGGAGGATGGGGAGGAGATATTCGACGGCGCTGAGGAGGGCGTCTTCGGAGAGGGGCGTGGTGTAGGTGTCGCCTTCCCATGCCATGCCGATGGAGAAGCTGTTGACATCTTTTCGGCCTTGCCACGAGGAGACCCCGGCGTGCCAGGTGCGTTGCGTCGGGAGGGCGAGGGCGGTTCTTTTGCCGTTGCGGGCGATGATGCAGTGGTAGGAGATTTTGCTGACGGGGTCGGAGCACCACGAGACGGATCCGGCGTAGGCGCCGGAGGTGTGGTGCAAAATCACATGGGTCGGCTTGATCACGCGGCCGGCTGAGATGTTGGGGGTCCGCTTGTTGGTCTGCTGATAAAACTTTGGCTCGGGCTTGAGCAGGCCGGAGGTTTTGGCGGGGGAGGTTTTGGGTGGCTTCGAGGGCTTCGGCTCAGGCGCGGGCGCGGGGGATTGCGCCGGCTTGGGCAACATGAAAAATCGGGCGAGGAGGCTGATCATTTGTCTTTGAGAGCCGGAAGGGTTTTTTGGAACTCGCCGAGGGCGTTCCAGAGGTCGCGGTTCGCGGCTTCGCTTTCGGTCAGGCGTGGCTCGAAGCGGACAGTGGCGCGGAGGTGCAAAGTGCCTGCTTCGCCGATGCGGTCACCGAAAGGAGGCACGGGGACGGCCACGCACGAGGTCAGGAAGGCCATTGCGAGGAAGAGCCAGCCGAGGATCATCAACACGGCGGCGACCTGTTTGGGGTTCATTATTTCCCTTTTCGGAAAATATTAATCGTGCCGACTAGGCCGAGGCCGGCGGCGATGATCTGGTTTTGAAGTTCAGGCTCGATCTTCACGCCGAGGGCGACGGCGACTAAAATCAAACCGCGCCAGGTGCTGTTTTCGCTGAGACGATCGAGGACAAAGAAGAGTGCTTTCATCGAGTTGGCGGGGGTGTCAAAGCGGCTTCGATCCGTTTTGTGCGCTCATCGATGCGGGCCAATGTCTCGGCGCGCTCGCTGGCGATGCTTTCGATTTGGCGGAGGCGGGCTTCTTGGCGCTCGTTGTCGGCTTCCACGCGGTGGACCTTCTCGGGAAGGATGAGCCATGCTTGGGAGGCTGAGAAGATCGTGAGGAGCAACGCGCCGACGGCGATGGCCTCCCCGAAGGAGAGGCGAACGCCGGGGCGATTGCGGACGGTTTCCGTGGACATCTTAGCTATTAGCCTGAGCTAAAAGATTCCCCACAATCGCAGTCGTCGCCACATTCGCGAGGCGCTCGGTGTTCAAGGCCGAGACCTTGGCGAGTTCGGCGGTCAGTTCGGTGCGGACTTGGCTGGCCACGGTGGCGGCGCTTGGGGCGGTCGCGCCACTCACAGGGGCGTCGAGGTTGGCGAGTTCGCTTGCGAGTTCCACGCGGACCTCGTCGGCGATGGCCGATGGAGTGCTCGGCGCAGTGTAGGCACTGGCTGCGAGGCGGGTGCTGATCGCTTGATCGATCCGACCAAGTTCGACCGAAAGCTCGGTGCGGACTTGGGCGGCGATTTCGGCTTCGGTCGGGACATCGGGCGAGTTGGTCAGCGTTGTGACGGTGCCGCCGGTGATCTCCTTGGTGCTTGCGGACCAGACGGCTGTTGCCACAGAGGCCGCGCTCGGAGCGGAATCGGTGGGGATGCTGTCGATCTTGCCGCCGGTGCGCTCAAGGTCGCTGCGGATGGCTGCGACAAGCGAGACTTCCGAGAGGTTCTGGTTTCCGATGGCTCCTACGATTGCGTTGAGCACGGCTTGGCCGTCGCCTTCGTTGAGGAGCGATCCTTCGACTGCGGTGGCGATTTGCGCTGTGGTCGGGATGTCGGATACCGCTGCGGGCGAAGCCGGGAGGTTGTCGGTTTTGATCTTAATCGCGGAGATGTCTGAGTTGGCTGGCGCGGTGTAGTCTGCATCTGCCAAACGGCTGGAGATCGTGGCATCCAGATTACTGATCTCGGTCAATTCCGTGCGCACGGCGGAGGCCACAGCGGCGGCTGTCGGGGCGCTGGTCGGCGCGGTGTAGTCGGCATCTGCGAGGCGGCTCGAGATCGTTGCGTCGAGGTTTGCCAGCTTGGTGCTGTTACTGTCCATCTCGGTGCGGATCTGGACCACGGTCGGGATCGAGAGGGCGGAGATGGCGGACTCAACGAGGCTTTGGTCTGCGGGGTCGCTCGGCAAGTTGTCTGTTTTGCTTTTGATGGCCGAGATGTCCGAGTTCGCGGGAGCCGTGTAGCCCGAGGAAGCAAGGCGCGAGCTAGTCGTGGCGTCGAGATTTTCGACTCCGGCGCGTCCGAGAACCCAGAGGCTCGGGATGTGCTGAGAATCAACCGTGCTGTCGGTGGTCTTGAAGATTGCGGCGTATTCGCCTTCGCTGCTGTTGTTGGTCGAGAGCGTGTAAGAATACAGCCCGCCGCCGACTGCGGTGGCGCTTCCTGCGGTCACGATTTGGGTGCCGCTTGGATTGTAGATGTCAACGAGGACGGTGAGGCCGGTTTTGCCTTGTTTGCTCGCCGTGTAGAAGGCGAGGAACTTTACGGGGTTTGAGACTTGTTCGAGCATGGTGTTGGTGGGTTAGATTTCTTCGGGTTGGGGCAGTAGCGGGAGGACTTGGGACATGGGGAGGACTTGGACGAGCGGGAAAATCTCGCTGGGGAGATGAGCGAATCCACCGGAGTAAAGACCGCCCGGGCCGACTTCGGTGAGGAGGTCGGCGCAGAGCATTTTGCGGCCATCGACCAGATCGACGGGGCTGGCCACATGGCGCGGGTTGCCATGCTGGGTTTGGATCAAGGCAAGTTGGGCAGCGAGTTCGGGCGAGAAGACGAGTGCGAGGTCTTTGGCGGTCTCGTAGCTCACAGGCTGGGTGATGAGGTCGGCGAGGGTCATGGGATGGCGGCAGCGAGGGAGGTCATTAGCGTGCGAACTTGAGTGCCGAACTTGGCAAGGTCTAGAGATTCGCCCACGGAATAAAATGACAGCCTGTTATCTGTTTGGCTAAAAATTGATCCCGAGTTATTTACTGCAAAAATCCATATATTCCCGTTGTGAGGCGGCTCAGAAGTAACCGAGAGGGTTCCGGATTGGTTGCCTGGTGCCGAATAACTAATGGTGCTCGCGGATGCTCTGCTGACTGCCAAAAAACCTGCTGCATTTTGTGATGATGCTGCCGCCAAAGGCCCTGCGGAACTACGGGCTCGCACAAAATAACCGTTGGTAAATTGCGATAGATAATTGTTTTGCAAAGTCGAACGCCCAGCCACCCCAGATGCGCCTGCTCCAAGAAAACTGGCGGCGTGAGTAACCGTAATTTCTTCTCCTCTGTAAATGCTTGCGTGGTAATTATTTTGAGGGTCGGCGTTGTTATTTCGTCTTGAATCAAGAAATTTAGTTGCGCCGTTAGCTTTTAGTCCCGTTTTTCGGTTGTAGTCGGCGGTGACAAAATTTGAGTTGGTCGGAGCCGTGCCGACTAACGGCACAAGCGCACCCGATAGCGTGCGTGCCCCAGCTAAAATGCAGGATGCTTTGATGGCGCTCCAAATGCCGTCGTTGTGGCAGCCGACGATGAAATCTGTGATCGCAGATTTCACGCCAGATTCCAGACTTTGACCATCGGCGGTTTCAACAGCGGCGATATAGGCGTTTGCGGTCAGCATGGCTATACCAGTGGTCGGCACGCGGAGGGGGGAGAGTTGGCCGTATAACGGACTAAGCATAATTCAAATTCCCTTTGTTCGACCACGCGCCGGTGGCCGAGCTTTCGGTGGATGTGGTGCCTGCGGGGTTGAAAATGGTTCGGGAGATTTCCCAGGACTCGGAGTCATACACCGAGCCGGAGTTGGGGAAGTCCGCGTAGAGGAGGTAGCCGAGGAAGGTGGTGGTGCCGTCGCTCGAAATATCAAAACTCCAGACGCGGTCGGGGGCGTCTTTGGTGCCTGCGAGTTTGTAGACTTCGCCTGTGCTGGGGTTGCGCGAATAGAGTCGCCGGTCGGCGTGGTTCACGCAAATCTCGCCGAGGGCGAGGTCGGTCGTGCTCGGGATGCGCCCGGTGACCGTGCTGCGTTTTGGGATGATTTGTGGGTTTGCCATGTGGCGGTTTTTGTTTTGCGGAGTTTTGACCCCCCGCG